AGACTGGCATATCTCTGACTTCGATATTCAATAGTTTTAAGAAATATAAGCAGTCCATAAGAGAGGAGTTCTCCGAGGACTGGGAAGATTTTATTAATTCAAATTTCGATAAGGTATGAGTATTCCAGAACCACCAAAGGACAAACGTACCAAAGCCTACAAAGAGTGGAAGGCCAAGTACGACTCTCATCCAGAAGGACTGGGTGATGTGGTAGCTAAGGTAACTGAAGCTACAGGTATAAAGAAAGTAGTAGAGGCTATAACTGATAAGTGTGGCTGCGAAGAAAGACAGAAGCGATGGAACGAAAAGTTTCCATTTAAGATGAAAAATCCTCTAACAGAGGAAGAGTACCTTAAGATTAAAGAGGTAATTGATTCTCGTAAAGACAGATTTACTGTTCAAGAAGCAGAAGAGTATAAGGCAATCTTTGAGAGGGTTTTTGAGAAGAAGGTAGATTGTACGAGTTGCTCATTTAAGAGCCTTATATGGGAGAAGCTTAAGAGGGCAATAGAAATATAGTATGTTACCCTCTAAAGAAAAAGAGTTATTCGAATGGCTACTAAACAATGTCTATAATGACTTAGTTATGTCTCTTAGTCCAATTAGCAGGTGGGATTGCTATAGTCCTTCTACTAGCCATCGAATAGAACTTAAATGTAGAAAAAAGCACTATGATGATTTGATGTTGGAGCGGAAGAAATATGAGGCTATGATATTTAAGTGTGATGATAACCTGGATATACCAATGTATATTAACTCTACTCCAGAGGGGATATTTAGGTTTAACCTGTATTTAGTAAGCCCTGAATGGTTCTCAAAGAACCTCAGGGCTACTACTGAATTTGCTAATAAGAAGTGGGTTAGCAAAGAGATAGCGATGTTAGATGTTAAAGATGCAGAAATACTATGATGGCAGAGTTTTTTATTGGATATGTTTTCTTCAGAATACTGGAGGCTTTTTTGAAACGAATTTATTATAATTATATCAATGGGGGACAGTAAGAAATACGATGAGATGATCGAGTCTGGTTCTTTTAGTAGAACAAAAGAGGACCCGATAGTTGCAAATGTCAAATTTTTGTATGATCTTCGGAGTAGGAAAGGTCAACAGCAGTATGGTACTACACTATACGAAAGCAATGAAGACTTTCTGGCTTGGGTAAATCACTTGCAAGAAGAGATGATGGATGCAACACTTTATCTGGAGCGTTTAAAGATGGAATATGAGAAATAAAAGCATAACATTATTAGATTTATTCTCGGGAATAGGCGGATTTCATTTAGGACTAGAAAGAGCTGGATTTAACGTTAAATCCTACAACTCAGAGATAGATAAGTACGCAATAGACGTATACAAGCACAATTTTAAAAATAGTACATATGTCGGATCAGTTACAGATGTTCGAGGATCAGAACTCCCAAGAATTGATGCAATCACTTTCGGAAGTCCTTGCCAAGACTTCTCACTTGCTGGAAAGCGTGAAGGTATGGGAGGAGAGCGAAGCAGCCTTATCCTTGAAGCAATTAGGCTTATACAAGAATGCAGACCTCGTTTTTTTATCTGGGAAAACGTTAAGGGAACTTTCTCCTCAAATGCTGGCAGAGACTTTACGGCAATCCTGCAAGCGTTTGCCAACCTTGGGGATTATACAATCGAATGGCAACTGCTTAATACAAAGTGGTTTTTACCCCAAAATAGAGAGAGAATCTACCTTGTCGGATATCTTAGAGGAAAGCGTGGAAGACAAGTATTTCCTCTCTCAGAAAACAATAGACGGGTTGATGAAGGGGCAAAGCAAACCCAAAACGTTGGATGCTTAACGGCTGGAGGAAATAGCGGGGGGTTACATTCGTCAATGACATTAATCCGACATCGAAGCGACCAATCACAAGAAGCAGCTATAGCTGCTATGCGTGGCAGAAACCCCGAAAACCCTTCAGACCGCACAACAGAACAACGCTTGGAGATTAACACCAACGGAACTGCCAACACACTAACAAGTGTTCAAAAATATAATTTGGTTATCACAGACCGCATCCGCAGATTGACTCCTATAGAATACGAGCGACTTCAGGGATTCCCGGATAATTGGACAGCTAATGGTGCTACATCTCCTATATCAGATACCCAAAGATATAAGATGTGTGGTAATGCTGTAACAGTGGATGTTGTTGAAGCTGTAGCAAGGAATATAAAAAACACTTTATATGGAAAATGAAATAGATAAAATAGTAAAGTACAAGACTTGGACGGTCCAGCGTAAAGTAGATTCACTACTTGAGATGGATGCCAATATGTATACCAATCTAGGTGTTGATTCGACTAAGACTGAGAAAGATCAGGTGAAGAAGATGAGCAGAAAAATCTACAGGGCTATAGCTAGTATTAGCCCATTAGATGGACATATATTAGAAGCACATATGAAAGAAAAAGATTTAAGAGATGCCTATTCCAGTACCTAGAAAAACGGAAGATAGAACGGATTATATGTTGCGTTGTATGGCTGATCCAGTAATGATCGCTGAATATAGCAATCAGGATCAACGAAGAGCTATATGCGCTGTAACATTCCAGAAAAACAAAAGATAATGTTTGACGAAACAACGATTAGATTATTAGATGGCCGAATAGTTCCTGTAGATGAAATACTAGAGCTTATGAAAGATGATGAGTATTACTATGGCTACTTAGGTAAAGCAGCCTTATCATCCTCATCAGCGAAGCTATTGTACAAAAGTCCAAAGAAGTATGCTAATTCACTTCTTTATGAGCAGAAAATGACTCCTGCGCTTAGAGATGGAAACCTGTTGCATACGATGGTCCTAGAGCCTCATATGTTAGATAGTCGATACGAAGTGGTTAGCTTGTCTTCTAGAACCACAAAGTCCTTTAAGGAGGCTGAGAACAATACTGACAAGATTGTTATGCTAGAGAAGGAGTATAGAGGTATAACTTGGCTAAAGAAAGCAATAGACGAATGTAATGAGGCATCGTCTATGTTTACAGGAGGTGTGCCTGAAGAACCTATGATAGGCAACCTATTCGGCTTGCCCTTCAGAGGCAAAGCCGATTACCTTAGATCAGACTGCATTGTAGACCTGAAGACAACAAGTGACATAGAATCCTGGAAATATACTTCCAAAAAAGTTTGGCATTACGATATGCAAGCGTATATTTACAGCAAGCTATTTGGAGTTAGCAACTTCATATTTGTAGTAGTGGAGAAGGGAAGTGGTGATATTGATATTGTCGAGGTTAGTCCTGCTACTTTTGATTCAGGTGAAGAGAAACTCTCTAATGCTGTAGCTAATTATAATAACTATGTCAGAAGCAACGCATCAAAGCAGTATGTACGAAGATACTCGATTTAGAGAGATATCAATGCAGTTTTATTATGCAAGCTTATTAGATATTCTAGCAGGAGTTCCATTGTTGGATTTAGAGAAGTCAATAGTTTACTATGAAGCTATGGAGAACTATGCCGCTTGCGCTGGAATACTTAAAGCATTGAAGGAATGCGAATATTTTACATATAGAGAATTACAATTTAGAGTAAAAGAAATAGAAGATGAATTTGAAGGTTATTAAAAGTATCGTAGAAGGAGTTACAGATGTTGAACTCTCCGATACCAGTAGAGTTAGAAGGATAGCTACAGCGAGGTTTTTATATTTTGCAGCTTGTAGACAGTACACTACTTACTCTACTTCAGCTATAGGCAAGGAAGTTAATAGAGACCACTCTACTGTGCTTCACGGATTAAAGGTGGCTAAGGACCTTATGAGTTATGATAAGTCAATTGTTAAGCAATACGATCAGATATGCCAACTTATTGAGTATTCTATTAAAAAGAATGTGACTGACGATTCTGTTTCTGTTGGTGCTATTATCCAGGAAAACATAGAGTTGAGAGAGAAGCTAAAGCAATCCATTCAGGATAACTTCGATATACTAAGAGAGTATCAGGATTTAAGAGCTTGGCATAAAAGATATGTAAATAAAAACTATGGCTCAGAAGAAGCTTATCAATTACAAAAAAGTAATGCCTAATTATGATGCAGCTAAGTGGTGCATTAATAATGGCTATAAGGTATATCCTGTTCCTGTCAGGCCTTTCAACAGCGTTCGACCTAAGTATTACATATGTATGCAGTCAGGTAAGAAGGTTAGCAAAAGCAAGCAAGAGTTTAGCAAAGATGAATGGTCTGGTGCTGTATGGCACACTTATGAGTTCCTCTATAAGAAACACTCTGGCAGGTAAATAGTTATATTAATATGGGCAGAAAACCAAAGGAGTATAAGTATGTGAAGCCGAATGACGGACGTAGAAATAACGGACGGAAGAGAGGCGAAAGTGTTAAGAATCCAGCTATTTCTAGTACGAGGGTTACAAAAGCTAAGAAGGATCGGATAAGCACTTATACTCTTAAAGCAATGAAGGAAGTCTTTGGCTCTGAGGAGGAGGCCTGGGCTGAGTTAGCTAGACAAGCTAAAGACTCCTTCGCCCATATGAAGCTATTATTCGAGTACAGGTACGGTAGACCTGATCAGGTTAAGGAGGCTGCTCCTAAGAAGATCGATATTAATATTAAGAACCTGTTTGCTGGAACTCAGCAAGAGTTGCCAGCAGACAATAACACAATAGATATAACTACAGATGAAGATACAGAAGATACTGGGATGGCATCAGGGACTCCCTCAGATGAATCCGACTTACCTGACAATCAATAAACTTTGGTAATATGAGCGATGAGATAAACCTAAAGAAATGGTGGGATGAAGGAATAAATCCTATTACAGGTTATAAGGTGTACACAAAGGACGACAGGAGAAAGATGAGATCCAACTATGAACCAACTAAACTTACACGAGAAATACAACGCCCTTGGGAACGATACTAGATACTTTGTGGTCACAGGTGGCCGAGGTTCTGGTAAGTCTTTCGCAGTAACGGTATTCTTAGCCCTGCTTACAATGGAAGCTGGGCATAAGATACTGTTCACTCGATTCACAATGGTTTCCGCTGCTACTTCTATTATTCCTGAGTTCTTAGAGAAGATCGAACTTATGGGAATACAGCAGCACTTTCGTATTACTAAGGATGAGATCATAAATACTGCCACAGGAAGCTCTATAATATTTAAAGGTATCAGAACTTCATCTGGTAATCAAACAGCTGCTCTGAAGTCCCTACAGGGTATTACTACCTTTGTATTGGATGAGGCTGAAGAGCTTGTGGATGAGGACACCTTTGATAAGATAGACCAATCTGTTCGGGACAAAGGAAAGCAGAATAGAGTTATATTGGTGCTGAATCCCACTACAAAGGAGCATTGGATCTATCAAAGGTTTTATGCAGCTCAGGCAGTTAGTGGAGGGGTCAACACCTGGAAGGGAACTACTACCTACATTCACACTACCTTTAAAGATAATATAGATAACCTATCCGAGTCTTTCCTGCTAAACTTAGAAGACATAAGAAGACGTAGACCAGATCGCTACAATCATCAGATACTTGGAGGTTGGATGGATAAGGCTGAAGGGACAGTTTTCACAAACTGGACCATAGGCCCCTTTAATGAGTATTATGAGACTGTGTATGGGCAGGATTTTGGATTCTCTGTGGATAGTACTACTTTGTGTAAAATTTCTGTAGATGCAAAAAGTAAGAGACTTTGGGTCAAAGAACTTTTTGTTAGAGCAGGCTTATCTACCACCCAGATAGCTAATTTGAACCGTAGACACGCTGGAGAGGAGCTTATCATCTGTGATAACTCTGAGCCTCGATTGATATCAGAATTGAAGAATAATCATAAGATTAACATACGCCCTACTATTAAGAAGAGTGGGTCGATCCTTTCAGGGATCGCCCTAATGCAGGACTATGAAATTATTGTAGATCCAGACAGTGAGAATATTATTAAGGAGCTGAACAATTATGTATGGCACGCTCGCAATGAAAAGCCAGTAGACAAATGGAATCACTGCCTCGACGGAATTAGATATGCGCTACAACATATAGATGCTAATTCTTCTAAAGGCGTTTATGTAATCCGCTAAACGGATTCTTAAACGCAGTACCCTCTTAAACATAGTAGGGTCCTTTCAATTTTTTTTCTCGTTGGAAGTTTTGTTCTGGTGGATCGCTATCAATATTTCAGAAGTGAAATTCTTAAACGCAGTAGGGGTTCTTAAACATAGTACCCCAGGCTCTTAAACGCAGTACCCCCTTAAACGCAGTACCCCCCCCAGCC